TGCGAGGTAATGTTTCTTCAGCAACCCAATGGGGCGTAGCTAGAGTTAACGCATTCCTTAAAGGATTAAAAGGTAAGTTCCCAAGAACTGCTTTTGACCAAGACTTACTCCCTAGTGGTCATCCTTTAAGTTCTAAGAAATCAGCTAAAGCTGCATCAGTAAAAGTTGGTGACGCTGTTAGTTGGTCCATAAACAAAGACCCCGACCCACCATCAACCGTTCACGGTATAGTTACTTCTGTAAAAGAAGATGAAGCTTCAATGATGGTTTGGGCAATTATGGAAAATGGTGACCATAAGAAAACAGATAGAAATGTCACTATGCCAATTTCTAAACTAACAAAGATTAAAGATTGGCGTAAGGAACAGAAAGCAAAAGAAAAAATTACTGGTTTCCCTTCAGCTGAAGATAACCAAAAGATTAGCTTGAGCAACTCAAATTTTAAACAATTCCCCGACCACGCTTATGTCAAAAATCTTAAAGAGAATTACCCAAGCATATGGAAAAGAGCAGGAACCGGTGGCAACCCACCTACTTCCTTCACTGGAAATGATGCATATCGAAACTGGACGAAATACAAAGGTGGAGATAGAAGTGCGTCAGTATTATCTTGGGTAAAAAGACGAGAACGTTTTATGAGCCGACACTCCGGAAACACTAGACTAAATGGAATCATTGCCGTTATGAAATGGGGCGGTGTAACCAAGTCCGGTGTTAGCACTATGAAAAAAATCGTAAATGAACAGAAGAAGAAAGAAGATGACCGTCGTAAAAAGGCTATAGACCTTATAGCTGGAAACAACGACGATTTGACAAGTTAAAATAAAAGAGTATAAAAGGAGTTAATTTTTTATGGCTAGTGAAAAATTCACAAAGTCAGTGTCATTCAAAACCACTGATGATGAAAAAGGAAATGTTGAAGCAGTATTTTCTGTTTTTAACAACTTAGATAGTGACGGCGATGTAGTCGTTCCCGGAGCAATCAAATCCGGATTTAAAGATGACCAAGTTCCAATGGTATTCGCACACAAGTGGGACCAACCAATTGGCAAAGGTAAAATAGTTCAAGAAGACGACAAAGCAGTCTTCAAAGGTAAATTTTTTATGGGAACTGAGGCTGGTAAAGAAGCTTATAATCTTGCAAAAGAAATGGGTGACTTACAAGAATGGTCTTTCGGTTTTAGAATTAATGACTATGAAGTCGCAGAATTCAAAAAAGATGGGGAATCAGTAGGAGACGTTCGATACTTAAAAGATTTAGAAGTATACGAAGTATCACCAGTTCTTGTAGGAGCCAATAGGCAGACCTACACACTAGCCATTAAAACAGGTGAAGAGTCAGTATATGAATCTAGCTCCGAAGAAAAAGCCGCAAACGACGAAGATATCTTTGATAACGAAGATGATGCCAAAAAAAGAGGCAAAGAGTTAGGTTGTGAGGGAGCTCATACCCACGATGTCGACGGCAAAACAGTTTATATGCCTTGTGCAACACATCAAGTATATGAACAAATGATTGAAGATGAAAACGAAAAAGATTTGTCAGAAGATACAGAAGTTGTTGAAACTGAAGTATCTGAAGAGAAAATTTCAGAAAATGATTCCAGCGTGCAAGGAGTTCGTTTTTCTGATGAGGTGAAAGATGTGCTTGCAGCATTAGATAGCCTTATTGTTAGAACTAAAGCAATTAGTGTTTTACGTTCTAAAGATGGAAGGAATATATCGGCTAAAGCTGAGTCAGCTCTTAGAGCTGTCCAAAGCGATTTAGATGATGCTTGGCAAGAGCTAGATGTAATTCTTGGTTCCGAAGAAGATACTCCGGAAGCTGAAATTGATACAGAGGCTGAAGTAGCTGAAGCAGAAGTTCCAGTAGCAGAAGAGTCAGAGGCAGTAGCCGAAGAGTCAGAAGCTGTTGAAACCGAAGTTGAGGTTACAGAGGAATCTGAAACAGTTGATGTGGAAGAAGAGGAAGATTCTGAACCCGAGGAAGACACTGCAGTTGAGGAAGAAGAAATTGTTGAACTCGAAGAGGTTGACAGTGAATTCGAAGCTCTTTTTGCAGAAGCTCAAGCTACAATTGCAGAATCTATAATTGTTGAGCTTGAAGAAGACGAATAGTATAAGTATAAGTTATTTTGGAGAAAAATATAATGTCAGATTATAAAGAACAAATTTCCAAGAAGCGTGCTGAGTTAAAAGAAGTATTTGATAACCCAGTAGAAGACGGTAAGTATTCTGCTGAGCAAAAAAATGCTATCAATGGTTTAAACACCGAACTCGCTGATTTAGTTGATACAGCTAACTTAGAGAAAAGCAAAGCCAAGAATGAAAAAGCTATGGATACAGAAGTTTATGCTTCTGAAGAACCACAAGCTGGACCTACAAACATTGGTGAAGCTTTCGTTAAGTCTGCTGCTTATCAAAACTACAAGTCAGACGGAGTTAAAGGTGTAGACTCTACAGTAGGATTTAGCCCAATGGGTTATAAAACTACTTTAGGTGCTGGAACCACTAACTCTTTCGCTCCGGAAGTTTTAAGACAGCCGGGAATCTTAGAGAAAGCTCTCAGAGACCCCGATGCAGTCATTGGTCTTTTTGACCAAATCGAAACAGACCAAAATTCCTTTGCATATATGGAAGAAACAACCTTCACAAATGCCGCTGCTGAACAAGCTGAAGAAGCTACAACAGCAGAGGGTGCATTAGACTTCACAGAGCAAACTGCTCCAATCAGAAAGATTGGCGTTTTCTTGCCTGTGACTGAAGAACTTCTTGCAGATGTAAGTGGAATTCAAGGTTATGTAAACTCAAGGCTCGGCACAATGATGAAATTGAGATTAGATTCTCAACTTCTCAGCGGTGACGGAACTGCACCAAACATCGAGGGTATCCTTGATGCTGGTAAAACAAACGTAGACACAATTGCCTACGGTTCCTACTCCGGCGAGTTAAAGCAATTAGGGGCTTTGTATCAAGCAATTACAAACATCAGAACTGGTGGATTTGTAGAGCCGGATGCAATAATTATGCACCCTAATGACTGGTATCAAGTTGTTACCTCAGTAAGCGATTTCGCAGGAACATCTTCAGCAGGTTATGCTGCTAAGAATCCTCTTTTCGTTGTTGGTGGTGGCTTCGGTGATGCACCTCAACCAAGAATTTGGGGTATCCCAGTCGTTCCATCATCCGCTATCGCAGAGAACACAGTTCTCGTTGGTAGATTCGGTGGTGGAGAAGCTGCTCACGTTGTTATGCGACAAGGAATTGACCTTGCTGTATCAGACTCACATAGTGACTTCTTCCTTAAAGGAAAATTAGCTATTAGAGCAACAATGAGAGTCGGTCTTGCTGTCTACAGACAGGAAGCATTCTCAAAGATTACTTCTTTCTAAGAGGTATTCTAAGAAATTTTTGGAGGGGTGGATTATTCTGCCCCTTCAAATCCAAACAGAAGGAAAAAAAGATTTAAATGGAATATATAAAAGTAGAAAAAGATATTTGGAAAATGGCAGATGGTTCATTATTCGAAGGTAACGTCAATGATGTTCCTAAAGGTAACCCATCTAATGTAGCTAAAGCCGGTAAAGAGTATTCAATGGAATATTTAGAATTTCACGGTTGGGGTAAAAAAGAAAAAGCTGCTCCTAAGAAAAAAGCTGCTAAGAAAAAAGTAGAAAATAAAGCCGTTAAACCCGAAGACACAGAAGACAAGTAGTCTTTAAATGGCACTATCAACAGTTTCTGACGTTAAGAGTGTTATTGGCGTAGATATGTCTTCAGCTGACGAAACAGCTATAACAAACATTTTTATACCCGCAGTTGACGCAGCAATCAAAAATTACTTAGGCTATGAGCTTGAGTATACATCTTCTATTAGTGAAACCCTAGATGGGAACAATGAAGAAGAGTTTTATACAAAAGCAGCTCCGATAGTAGCTGTAACATCTATTACAGAAGATGCAGTCGCGTTAACTCAAGGTAACGATGAACACTATGTAGTTTATAAAGCAGAGGGTAGAGTTCGTAAAACAAATAGCAAAAGATGGTCCACAATACGACTTCAAAACGTGACTATCGTTTATTCTGCTGGATATTCTGATTCAGAAGCAACAGCAGAAGATATCCCCGAAGATTTAAAATATATCTCTGCAAGAATCGCTGGAAGGTTATTTATATCATCAGCCTCCCTAGCAACACAACA